TAGCCATATCTCCACAAGCTGATATACAAGCATCATTGATAGTTGTTGCTCCCATTCTGTTTGAATCAGTAGTAGTTGAACCAGTAGTTGCTATATTAATCTTATGCTTAGTCCAATCTGCATCTCCAGTAATACCGAATACTGCTTCAAGAATTGCGATAACTCTTGTCTGTCTAGCTTTATGCCAGAAACCAGCAACTCCAGATACTATCTGTGCCATTGGGTCAGCACCACTATTGAAGTCTTTGATGAACGATTTAGCAGTCCATTTTGACATTCTACCGAATACGCAACCACTATAGCTACCACCAGTAAGTGAAGCACCAGTAAAGTTACTTACTCCGTTGTATACATCCTCTGTTCCACCAAGTATATTGTAGAAAGGAACTGTGAAGAAATTCGAACCATTGGAAATCATATTTGCTATTTCACTATCATTAACCATAGCACCAGAATCTAAAAGGCTCGTAAGAATTACATCTGGTGTATTTTTCCAATCATAGTTGAATATCTCTGAATCATAAGGAAAACTTAAATTTGTACCCATATTGTATTATCTCCTTTATTTTATATATTGTTTGTAAAGTTCTGGATTAGCCTGTTTAAAAGCTAACTTGTCTGCGTATCCCATTTTCCTAAAAGAATCTTGAGTTACTACATCATCTTTGCCACCAGTATGTGGAGGTGGTATATTAGCGAACTGGCTTTTTATTGAAGTTTCTAATTCAACTTTTGTAGAATTATACATATCAATAAAGCCTTGAACATTTGCCTTTGTAGTAGCATCATCATCTGATACAAGCATACCTAGTAGTTTTTCATATTGTGCTTTAGGAATAGATGCTTCGGATAACATATCTTTTGCTTCGAGTTTATTTGCTTTCTTTTGAATCTCTTTCTCCTTTGCTGTTACACTTTGAAGTTTTTCTGAGTATTCCTTTTGAGCAAGTTCCTCTGCACTAAGTTGTAATCTCTCTGCATACTCTCTCTCCCATATTTGCTTTTTAGTTTCCAGACCTTTCTGGATACCACTCTCTACTCGTCTATCAGCTTCAGCAGTTACTCTGCGAGTTACTTCTTCTTCAGTAAGTAATCCCTTAGTTGCTTCTGCTATCTTATCTGCTACCAACTTGTCAATCTGTTCCTGTGTTAATACATCTGCCATCTTTCTTCCTCCTATTAAATCCCATGACATGACTCTCGCCCCATCACATTATTTTCATAAACACTATAACCGACTATTGACAATATTATTCCATTGTGATATAATATATTAAAAAATTAGGGAGAATCCAATCTCCCATAATAATGTTACGAACAATATTAATCAATTGCGAGTTAAACTATTAAACTTTGAAATCCGTCATTGATAAGTATTCCGTCTATTTCAGCCTTAAACTGTGTGTATTTTGCCACAACTGCTGCATAATCCAATCTACCTAATTCTATTCTCATTGCTAAATATCCGCTCATTTACACAACCCCCATCAATATAAAGTCAAGTGCAGTTTGTGCTAAAGTTAATTGTTCAGCCATTAATGTTATATTTTCTTCCGTTGTAGGCTCTGGGACATATGGCTCGCTTGTCACGGGTGCCGACTCTGGTGTTGATGTTAAATCTAAATTCTTGACTATAACATCAACCCACAGATACTCACCCATATCTACTGCTGGCAACTGCTCAATATAGTGCTTTGTTTCGTCAAATGTTTCAGGTATTGTTGCATATCTTATTTCTTTTGTCATGGTTACTAACCACCTTCCTTGCTTTGTGTATTTTGACTACAGGCTTTACCCCCTATCCCCCTCACAGGGCTTTTCTAAGAAGGCGGGAGGAGATGTCGACGCCGGCATAGGAGGACGTGTAGTACAGACTCCAGAAGAACAAACCGGCATTACCGCCATTGCTCCAGCTGCCGCCAACACGAGCCACCTTCTGACCGGTGGTCTGATAATAATAATCCGAGTAATAAGTTGTTGATGCGCCGCCGACTGCCACTGGTAGTTCACAAAACGGTAAATTTGCATCATAACCCATTGCCGTTGTATATCCATCAGTATTTCCGTTGACATATCCTAACTGCTCGTAAGGTGCCGCGAACACATTACTTGCGTAGTTATCTGCATTTTTGCAAACCCACGCTTGCTTCTCGTTAATATTAAGACCATCTACAAACTGCCAAACATCACCGTATAGCGATTCTATGCCATGATAAACGAATGATTTTTTACCATCTGAGTTTGATGTAGGGCTGCCAACGCTTGTGGTTATGGCAGAACTAAACCCTGTTTTCATGCCCGTATTATACAGTCTGTCATTTACGGATAAACTTGCCACCACACCATCAAAAGTTATTACGGCATTTCCTGCGCCGCCTGAATCGTTTGCTCCTATTGCCGTTATTGTTCGTCCGTAAAATCTCTGATTTCCGCCTTGCGTTGAGCCAACTGATATTACTTGTCCTACTGCATATAACGCGGCTGTTGCATTTGCCACTATGGCTGTGTTCGTGTTTGTCGTAACTAATGTTATCAGGTGCGTATCCGTATATTGGCCATTTGTATATCCCGCAACTATACTCTGGCTGTTTATCGTTGCAAACTCTATCAAAAACAATGTCTGCAATAAATCCATAACATGGATGTCCATTATCTGATAACCTTTTATCGCGCCAATATTATTAGCTTTTGCCATATCCCTGAACTGTACTATATTTTTGTTTATCAGGGGATATGCGCCAGCTTTTGATTCAAGCTTTGTACCGTCCGTGGTAGTGGCTACATATTTACCCACATCAATATAATCAAGTTCTAAGCCTGTTGCTTGGTTTTTAAAGCATTCTGGCAGATATGCTCCTGTAAATGGCGTTCTGCTTATCTGTCTTGATTTGTAGCCACTTGCATCAACCTTTTTAATATACATCTTAGGGATTCTTACAAACACATTGCCGTAGCTGTCAGTAACCTCCGTAAAGTCTTTAAACAACGGCGTTAAATCAAATTCGTTGTAGGCTTTTACTGCATCAACTCCTGCGTTTGCCACTGCTCCCCTTGCGTCCTGCATTCTTGTCAATGTTGGGCTTGAGCCTTTGTTCCAAAAACAACCGTAAACTTTGTACTGTTCACGAACAATATTTTCCAATTGTTTGCTATTTAATCTTCCAATATTAGCATTGTGCATCTCTAATATTGTTTTAAAATCATCTTGTCTTTCCATAATTTACCTCCTTTATGCTTCATTCCAATTAGTACCATCAAAGAATAAATACTTATCTGTTATATGTGTACTAACATTGACCACTATCATTTTACTTAATGGGTCACACGCTATATTAGTTGGATAAGTAGATGATAAATCAGTTGTCAAACACATATATGTTTTTATATTACTTCCTTCATTTCTAAATACTTCTTTTACACTCATATTAACCTCCTAAATTTACAATTATTTATTACAATGGAAAGGGATAATTTAATCTCCCTATTCACTACCAAGTACCGAGTATTTTACCATGCCAAGCAGTTCCACCGTTTACTGTGTAGAATTTCAATCTAATAGTTTTACCAGTTGTAAGAGTAGGAGCAGTTCCAGCATCCCATACTATTCCAGCCATCCATGCACCCATTGTACCAGTTGCAGTTGTTACTACTTTAAGTTCAAACTGTGCTTCCGTAGGAACATTAGCTACTGTCAAGGTTTTGGAATCCGTATCAGCTATTGCTATCTGGATATACTTAAATGCCTTGTTCTCCAAATCAATTGCATAAGTGTCTAAACCAGTACCACTTCCAGCAACTATTTTAACATCGAATAAATCTTCAACTTCTGGTTCTTCAATATACTGCCAAACAACTCCATCGAATCTAAGTCTAGCAATTTGCTTAAGTGATACTGCATTTCTCACCGACATTGTTGACCCATCACCTATATCCGTTGCGAAGGTAGAAACTGCATCTGTTGGAAGACATACATAATGCTTTACATTGCTTTCTAAATTATCTATTGATATTTTTACTATTGCCATATTTATCAATCTCCTTTATTAATTATTCATTTACACTATAACCCAATATTATAAATTGTAACCCTAAACCAATCAAAGTAAGATTTTCCTACTTCTGCTGTTTCAAAGTCCCATCCTAAACCAACATAATTTGGAGTAAACCCAATTTCCAATCCTATTTTGGAAGTTATCCAAACATATCCATTTAAACTATAATAGAAATCAACATACCATATTTCACCAACTTTATATATCCTAGTCTTAATATATCCACCTTGTGCTTGAACTGGTGTACCATAATAAGTATAAGCACCTCTTGTAGCTGGAGTTGCGAAAAATTCACCCATCAAGCCTTTCCAACTACCATCATATGCGTGCCAAATACCAAGTTGTTTACCAGTTGGAGATTCAGATATTAATATTCCAGTTTTGGAATAATCTTTCCAAAGATTAGTACCTAAAAATTTAGTCACAATAGTGAAATCTATACTATCAGGTGCTGGTTGAATTATACCCCTACAATCAACTCCATTATCTTGATTTTCAGCAGTTAATTCAATAATACTATTATCAACTAAAACACTTGATAGTCCTTGGTTTACCCATATCCATTTATCATCAAGAGAATCACCATCAAACTCATCATCTATAATATTAGGGTCAATAGGTGGGGCATCAATTTGATTAGCATATGCCGAATTACCACCAGTAGATAGTTCATTTAATTTTATTCGTTCACTAACTAACATTGCCACTTTATCCACACCATCGGTCATATTATCCATATCAAATGCGTCAGATACTATACCCTGTGGGTCATATATATCTTTATTCATATAATACTCGACCAATTGAATATAAGCTGTGTAATCAGATATAGGTATATCAATAGGTGTTCCTTCTACCGACATTTTAATTTTGAATGTGAACACACAAGTTTTTATTAATATCTCATCATCAACATTAAATGCTTGAAGTTCAACTTTTAAATATCCAGAATCAAAAGTTACTGTATTACTTAATTCAAATGATAAGATACCTTCACTTGGTGTTACAGATGCCGAATAAGGTATGTTATCATTAATTTGGAATACAAGCACATAATCAAATCCAGTAAATTCCTCATTGAGAGTGATTTCAAGCCTTGAAGCTTTACTCTCACCCTGTCTAATAAGGGTATCGGAGGTCAGTGTAGTGGATATATTATCTAAATCAATTGCTATTACTCTCTGTTCTGCCATTATTTACTAACCTCCTTTTTAACTACTTCCTTCTGTACAACTGGTTCTGGAGGATTTTTTGCAGTTTCCAATGCTACTTTACTAGAATCAACAGCAACAGTAGCTTGTTCTAATCCAGCAAATGCAGTTCCCCAAAAAGCTTTACCTCTTGATATATACTCATTTACATCTGAAACAATATCAACGATTGTCAAGCAATCTTCTGGACTAAGAGTTTTTGTAGCCAACAGAGTTGTATATCCCTGTGTTTTAACCAAAAGGTTATTGCTCTTATTTCTTGAGAATTTAATATCAATATCCAATAAAGAAAGGTCAAAACCTAACTTACCATTCACTATATTGAGAATGATTCTCAAAGCCTGTTTCTCTGACTTCTTAAATGCAAGTTCCTTATTCCTAGCAAGTGTTTCCAAATCTGCCCAGCCATCTCTAAGTTCAACTGCCTGTCCAGTATCTCCACCTCCACCAGAACGGTTATTCCTATCTGGTATACCAATCAAGGCATACAACATAGATTCTAATTCCTGTGAAAACAAATTCATACCAGTATGGTCAAGTTCATTACTCATAGTCTGAACGGAACTTGGATTTCCAGTAGTATTCTTCAGTAGAACGATACCTCTCTCACGCATCTGGTCATATCCATTTTGGTCTACATCAGCATTTATAAATACTAACAATGACTGTATAACTTGGTCTATATCATCAAGTCTGCCAGACTGTAAATCATTTATGGCATCCATGAGTCCAATACATAATTCCCAGTCACCTATTCTCCACATATTGTTAGGATATTCTATTATTGGAATACCACCAACTGAGTATGGAAGAAAGTCAATCATTGAATCTTCATTTACAAGTCCACTTAAATCGTCAGTTACTATTTCATATCTACCCTTATCAGTATATGCATATATTTTCATTCCAACTATTGCATTATCCTCATTAACTATGGTATAATAAGTTACCCCCAATAATGGTTTCTCTGCAATATTATTCTGATATACCACATAAGTAGTTGATGGGTCAAGAGTTCTTTCCTCAAATGGAACTTCATCTGCAAATAATCCATCGGTATAGATTATCCTATATGCAGTACCAGTCATACTTTGAAATACTCCAAGTTCACTATCAGACGAGGACTTGTCCTCATACTGTACAAACCTATTGAGCATATCTATCTGTTCTTTCTTATCCGTATATCCACTTTGTATAAACTGAATTGGTGTTCCAAGAAAGTATCCATTAACACTTCTAGTTATCATCTGAGCATGATTCATGACTATCTTATGGTTTATTTCATCTCTGACTACCTTAGTTTTTAATAAAACAGGCTGGTCACCTTTACCATAATTAACCAAATAATCTATCTCAGATTTATTCTGTAAGTGAATTACTCGGCTAGTATTAAGTAATTTAGCCAACTTAGACTTATCGTGAAGTTCTTCTGGAGTTAATTCACTAGTTATTTTTCTACGTCCTTTGAGAATCATTTATTTACCTCCTATATTCCTAATTTTCTACGGTCTAAAAACTTAATCTGTCCATCTGATAATGATTGCACTAATTGTGCCAACATCGCAATACTATCAACACTATCGTCATGTTTATTATTACCCATTTGTGTCCATTTTAGCATATCTTTCATAAATTGGGAATATTGACTATTCGGTGAATATTTACTAGGATGCTTGAACACGAAATGCTTCACAACATAATCAGCATATGTTATAATCTTTACTTGCTTGTTATTGCTACTGAAGAAAGTCCTAATACTGGTTCTACCACCTTTGGCTTTAATTAGTTCATCCAAATCCTCGGCATAGTAGTTGCCACCATTGTTCACCTCTACATCAGCACGAACTACTTTATGCTCTACCCATTTATTAGCAACCATTGGTCTAGTTATATCTGGAAGGGCATTACTATAAGTCACATCATCAATATATACAGTATCACCATATACATATCCAATAGGAGCAGACACAAAATCCTTACCCATGTTCTTACTATCGCATATCGCAACGATTGAATCGGCTGGTTCTTCTGGAAGGTCAAAGAAATACTGCAAGTCCTCTTTATGGTACAATAATCCTTCTCGTTCTATAGGCTCTTGTTTATACAATGCTCCAAAACTGGCTTCATCCATTGTAGTTTCTAAGTCCTTGTAATAATCAGTTCCAAAACCACCTAAGAAGTCGAATTGGCTTTCCTCGTTCTCGTCATAACACGATACATTAATAACCTTGCATCGAGGATTATCCTCATGTGCAGTTCCAAGTTTAGTGATTACATCATGGACAGACCATCTTGTAGCCAAATGTACTTCCTTGCATTTATCCTTCTTTCTCTGTTTACAGTTAACTGTATACATCTGCCATAATTTATCAAGTCTAGTAATTGAAAGTGCTTCTTCAATACCAGACACCAAGTCATCGCAATACAAATACTTACCAGCTTCACATCTACCAGTCATTGAACCACCAATAGGAACAAAGGTTATAGATGGATATCTCTTTGCCACCTTTAACCAGATTTCTTCCCTTTTTGCGTTCTGTGATACAAGTGGAGCATCTGGGAATATCTCATTGTATCGTGGGTTCTGAATTATCTCCATGACTCCCATATAAAAGGAAGTTGTTATACTATCTGAATAGGAAGTTGCCATTTCAGTATGCTCTGGGTACTTTCCTATAATCCAAGACAAAAACCGTATACCAGTAGTGGTCTTACCAGTTCTTGGAGGAAGTGAAATTAATAATACATCATACTTATCGTAAGTTTCCATATCATTAAAAGCTTCAAACATTTCAGCTAGGTGCTTTTTCCTGTGGTGATAAAATGCTTTAGTTGGTGACGAATGGTCTTCATCCAATTCTAGATATTTGTTATAAGAAACAAAATCATATGGAGCAACCATTCTCAATACTTCCACATAGAGGTTATATAATTCTACAAGGTCAGAAGGGGCAACACCCTCTCTTGAAAGTTCATCTTCAAGATTAGGTATTACCACCTTCACCAATTCCTCTACTTTAGTTAATTCTAACCCATTGTCCATATATCCATACCTTCATCTGTTGCCATCATATACATAAACATTTCTTCACAGTCACCGAAGCACCACACTTCTTCACACTTTCGCATATAATCTTTCGCATAATCCAAATCTATCTTGTTCGCAAATATGAAATTATGCTTATAACCTTCAGCTTTTAATTCAGCTACTATTTCCTCTTTTGTAAATTTAGTTTTATCAAACAAAATCATTATATTTCTAATATCCATCCTACATCCCCCCTAAATTGTGTACATCTATTTGTTTCTTTGTTCCAAGCAACGATACATATGGTATCCTTCTAAAGTCTGTGGGCATATACATCCCAGCAAGGGCATACCCACCTAATTCCAAGAAACTTGGCACTATCATGTGTATAAAGCCTACTTGTGCTACAGTTTCATTTCTCAAGTCCATAACCAGTTTAGCTGGATAACTTTCCTCTGGAGTATGAGTATGACCAGTAAAAAATACATCCATGCTGTCAATTGAATAGCTGAAATTTTTAGCCTTACCTCTTGACGAGCCATGTCCAACTGCTATTCCATAAGAATACTGCCTTTCTTTATTCTTGTCACCCAAAGATACCTTGACAAAACACATATTCTCACGATACAAATGCTCTATACCTAGCATACAAGCCACTATATAAATGGGACAATCATCTGATAAGTCAGCCGACCTTTTTTCATGGTTTCCTCTGGTTATACATAATATCTTATCTTTTAACGGTCTAAGTTCCTCTACAAGCCATTCTCTTTGCTCTCTTGGTCGCATAGTTGCTCCAAAACAATCAGTCTTGCTATTCTTTAAACCATTGTCCATTAAATCACCTAAAACTACTATATATCCAAATTCATCCTCCATAACTCTGGTTTTCCACTTATACCACTGTTCCAATGAAAACTCACTAGAACCTATATGCAAATCTCCCAGCGAATACAGATTTATATGGTCAACATCCCTACCAAATTTATGCACTATCATTTCGTAATCTTTTAAAATATTAATCCCTTCTTTCTTCCTATGTCATTTCTCATAACTACTATAACTGATTTTACCTCATTTTAACCTACATTTCCAAAAATATTTCTTGACATTACCTATCCTATATGGTATAATATGTTTAGGAGGTGAGGGAATGGAAGATAAACATAAAAAAACATTAGCATCAATATGTAGAGTTCTAGGATTGATGTTAATGGATAATAGGATACCAATAGAAATTAGAACCACATATGCACAATTAGTAGAATCAATTAAGGAGGAGGAAGATAAAAATGCCAAATAAAACACCATACACAATAATGGAAATCATAAACACATTCTTTGAGGAGGAAGTAATTTTCTGGGATGGGGAATACTTTTACTCCACAATGCACTCAACTGAAATCACATATGAGCGAGGACATAAATGGGCATGGAATATAATGACTGGAGGTGTAATGGTAGTTTAACTTGCAACTACTAATTTGCTACTAATTCATAACCCTACAACCATTGATATAACTGGCTTTGCTAACTTGTCGGTAACTTGCAAAAACTGTTATAGAATTTTCCGAGAATTTTTTGAGGTCACTAAAACTGTTCAGAAAATTTAGAAGTTGGTAATGGGACTGATTAGTCATTGTCAGAATATTCTGAATAGTGGGAGGGGTATGAATATTCACGCAATTCACCATTGTTTAAACAATTAAAACAAATCAAACAATTCGTACAAACGAAACAATTAAAATAATTAATAATATTATGAATAGTCAGATTAGTGTGCATTGTGTACACTATACATACAATTAGTATGCAATAATAGGGCATAATAATACTGTATAACTATACATTATTAGTGTATAACTATACAGTATATTATATCATGTAATGTAGTTATCTATATCATGTTAACCATTAAACTTAACTAAGTTCTTTATTATAACAATCGGTATTATGAGTATATACACCAGCACAGTAAACATATAATGCCCTCCTTTATAGTATTAGGTATATGTTATTAATGCTTTATGAATATAACATCTAATCCAGTTGGTTCATAACAGTACTTGCAAACAGTGCAATCCCCTCCACATATCCTAACACTTCTACCAGCCTTTTTAAGATTATATACCATAACAGGGGCGTTCTGTCCGTCTTCACATAACCATGCAATAGAGAACTTGTAAGAGAGTTCTGAAGGTATATCTAATCCAGTCCACGAAGAAAGTATTATTTTAAAGTTACGTGTCATGTAATTGCGACCATAGATATCTATAAAATATTGCAATATTTTAAATTGTTTTGTATACGCCATAAAGTTGATATTTTTAAATTCAAACGCTATATCAGCCCACATTTTTAAATAGTCAATTGATACAAAATCACCTGCTGAATGGATACGGAATATTTTTCCCTTAAATGTAGTAAAGTATTTTCTTAAATCCTGATATAATGTAGGAATGTCATTTATTGCTAGTTCGGTATTTTCGTCCCATGCTGTCCTAACTGCTGGATATTGCCTATAAGCCTTCAAAGCATAGCAACCATTTTTACCACATGTATTACAAGCTTCTGGGGAACAAGTTCTCAATGGAGTAATGTTAAAATTTGCTATTTTGCCAAGTTTTGAATTGCCTTTAGATATTTTCATTATTTTACACCCCTTTTAATTTTTCTAGCTAAATTCATTATTTCACTACAACTTATTTTTTTGTTTGCGTAGTTCGGACAACCTTTACAACCACTTAAAGTTATTGAATTTTCGGCACAAATTCTATCACATTTTAAAATATATTCATTATTCATGTAATTACCTCCTATGGGTCGGGGGCTCAAATCCCCCAAAACCCTATAACTAATTATACCATGTAATTTTGCATCCTGTCAACACTTTTTTATAAATCTTTTTTGCGTGATACATAATGTAAGTTGTTCACATAACTTCTGCATAATGAGTAGTTATCGACTAATATATAATTTTTTCCATTCTTCATGTATACACCATACTGTGGATTACCGTAGACATTGTGCCAACAGTTAACAGAATAGATATCCTCATATTCTAATTCAATTTTCTTTTTGCTGATACTATCATATCCAACAATTGTATTTTTCATCTTATCCCCTTTATTTACTGACTTTATGGATGAACCAGCGAACCATTATTTTTTGTTACTCTATTTCTTCTATTTCAATAATCAATTTAGCATATTTTAGTACGTCTTCTTTGCCCTGCTCGTCATATTCGAATTCTTGTATTTCTCCAAACATATCAACCCATGTAATATAGTAGATTTTTTCTTCTTCCATATTATTTCACCTCCTTTTCTGTTAGTGTGAAGAATACGGTATCTACTGTTTGGAACTTATAAGTCAACTGCTGTCTTTTTTTATCCAGTAAAGCTATTGACTTATTAGCGACTCTTAAAAACATGAACTGCTCGGACGTGTCATTGTCTATTTTGTCAAATGATACCAAAACCTCCATGTTACCTTGTTTCAGTACTAATTCAAATCTTTTCATAATGTATTACCACCTTTTACCATTTAGTAGGTTACCGTTTTCCTAACCTCTAAATATAGTATAACATCCATAGTATATAATGTCAACATATTTTATCCACAGATTTATGATACTTATCCACAGAGTTATCCACAGGGTAGTTATCCAATCCAAAACCTACCTCCAACAACACAATTCGATATATTGTTTGAATTGTATGAACTATTCGAATTATTGGAAAAAACACGAACGTTCGTACCATTCCGAACATTCACAATATTCTGAATTATTTCATTTGTTCTATTTGTTTGAATTGTTTGAACATTTCGCACAACCCACACTAATCTGAATTGTCTGAAAATTCAAAACATTCACAATATTCAGAAGATTCACAATTTTCGAAACATTCGCACATCCAGTCATAGACATATAGGGTTTGAAAGTAAAAACCCATAGAGTTTGAAAGTAAACTTTCACATAAACCTATAGAGTTTGAAAGTAGGTCTAACGGAGAATGATTATTTATGCGATTTAGAGCCATTCTAAGCGACTTTACCCCCTTAGTGAACAAAGTATACGTTGAACACATTTCCCTATGCTCTCCGTTGAGCAAATCAAAATATCAAGTCTGGGAATCAGCCTATAGCCCCATCGTAAAAATGCCTATTTTGACCACTCTACCCCTATTATTTCTGGGCATAGAAAAAGCACCCATTTCTGAGTGCAATTTACATTATTTAGGCTTATCTAGTCCAAGTTGTGCAATTCTGTCTTGTACTTCATCAGTCTGCATCTGCTCATTTGTCGCAACTACATCCAATCTGGAAGTTTCAACATGACCATGAGATGATTTTAGCAAGAATATGTTTGCAGTTGGGTATTTCTCGGCTCTGCCCACATAAGACATTTCAATTAATGATGTTGCCCATCTTATAAGGTCAGATTTGAAATCCGTAGATTCTTTTTCCCAAACCCATAAAGTTTGTTTCGTAACCCCTAACCATAGTGATAGCCCCACTTTAGCTGGTTTGACTTCATTATCGAAACAATATTCAAAAAAGGCATTAATTTCCATTTTCAAAGTTTCTGGAGTCCAAAGGCCTTTATAATTCTCTCTGTTTTGAAATCCTCTGTTCCATATAGGCATTAAGCCTTTCATTGTTCCTAAATCATCTTTATGTGTATCTGGATAATTTGGTGGCATATTTTGTATACCAGCAGTTTCTGGCGAAGTATGAATTCCTTTATTTGCCAATTATATCAACTCCTTTTCAGTAATACTATAACCGTTTTGGTCGAAAATTAGAATAGTCGAAAATCGTTCTGTAATTTTGTAATTTTTGAAATCCTCGCAAGCAAGTAATAGCTTAATTCTTTAAATTTCAAATTACAGATTACGCAACTTTCCTATTCTCTATATATATCATTTATATATTACTTTATATTACTTTTTATTAGAAGAAATAGTTGTATTATATAGTAATATATATGCTCCATCCAGTCATATCAATAATTACAGAAGGTTACAACCTTTTTAATATATTAAAATTATAATAGTAGTTGTAACCCAGTGATACCAATCATTGTACTGATTTCAATTCAACTTGTAACTGGTCTGTAATTTAATTGTAATCTGTAACTTTAT